TAACGTCAAACTTATATATAAACGCGCCCAAAACGCCAAAGCCCAAAGCCACATACTGCAACAGCCATTTATAAGGCACCAACACTGGCACGTGATCGAACAGCTTGCCAAAGATATACTCAACCATCGCTTCGACAAGAAACGACAACAAGAAAATTATTGCTAAAATTCCTAAGACTGACATATTGTTACCCTCCGGAGGTAATAGATTGGATTGATACGATATACCAATAATCATGGTACCACATTAGCACATTTATTCTATGTTGTCAATAGATAATCTGTAATTGACGGAATTGTTAAGATTGTTTACTTGTATTGGCATTCATCGCAAATCATCCGGTGCTCATAATACGCGTCCCACGCGTCCAGCATGTCATCCTCTGAATTATTTTCGTCGTCGAACATCTTATTGTATTCGTCATACAGGCGTTGGCCTTCAGCACATAGCACGAGCTCACCGATTGATTCTGGCATCATCCTCTCCTGCACACTAATTCAATCACGCGCAACCGGTACCACATCGCCCAAAGCAACGTGAGCCAGGTGATAATTATGATTATTAAAATCGCGGCAGGTGCTTCGTCTGGTTTACGCTTTGTCATTTTTTATCATCCCTATAATCTTCAACAGTAGGATTACACCAACAATCTTTTGACAGTATATGTTCGCGATATTCAAGCGGACACCAATCAGGACGTTTATCATCCTCGCGTATTTTATCCCATGTTCCCGTACCCCAACACATATAATATTCCGTGTCAAACAACGGACATCCACCACACTTTTCTGGCAATTCATCAACTAACACTTTGTAGATTTTCATATCGTCTCTTTTCGCATCACATCCAAAGCTTGTTCAAGTGTCCTGACAACGTGCAACCCTAGCCCGTAAAACGCTTCGTGGAATTCCTTCTCCGCATCCGTCAATTTTGCGCTGCCCTGCTTGATTTCCAGCATAACAACACGTCCGCCGCCTGCTACGATACAATCAGGGAACCCGTCACCATATTTTGACGTATCTTTGACTTTGTAGCCACAATCGCGCAATCCTTGAATTATCTCGTGGTGATTGCCGTCCACACGTTTTGCATATTTCATTTTTTCTCCTGCGTGTGCATGTTTCCATGCGTCTTCATTGCCTGTCCATTTTACAATATAATCTCCCGTGCTAAGTTCTGCACCAATTGGGACATCATATAAATCTGGTATATCAATCATGTTTTGTTTTTCCATTGCCAGTTGCACGCTCTGATACCAGTTGTATATCTCCAGGTATTGCTCGCTGTTGATGGTAAACGTCTGATTATTCCTAAGCTGTGATTGCATCCACTCGCACATCATTTGTTCGGCTGTTTTCATGTATCACCTTCGCAATTCATCTAAAATACAATCTCGTGTTATATGTTCTAATCGTACTTTTTGTTCTCCAATAAGATAAGCAGATACAACTAATTGTTTTATGTCGTTTTTATCAATCGGATCTCCAAAAAGACGCCCACCTTGAATTTTTTCAATTATTGATTCGTACATTTCATCAATATAAACTTTGTGTTGTTTGATCGCATATTCTTCTGTTTCATTCATCTCATCACCTCACTTATCATCATACAACTTTCCCGACACAATTTCAAGATGCAATTTCGCGATTGCTCCAATATTCGCTACACAGCTTGAAGAATATCTCAGGCGGCATAACCTAAAAATCGCACCAGGTGTCTATCTCAATTCGTATTCGTGGACGTGGTGACTTGCCGTCCATCACAAATATAACGTTGACGGGTGTTTCTTTGATGTTAGCCATGTTTCACCTGTCCTAGTTTTGAGAGAAAACTTAATGGATTATGAAGTAATTTATTTTTATTGTAAAAATTAAAATATTTTCCTAATAATTTCCATTGTTCAACAGAAAATGAACCAACTTTTGACATTTCACAATTGATTGTCATACATTCAACTCGTTCTATTTTTTCTTCCCAAAACCATAAATAAGGTGGTTTATGACAAATAGGACATTGGTTTATTCTTCTTACTAATTTTATTTTATTAGCCATGTTTCACCGCCTTTGTACGTTCTGCCAGCCACAATCCAAGCTTGACCAGCAGTTCCTTGCGCGACATATCACCGAAGCCGCGCCGCCCTCGTTCGTCTGCGTAATTCTGCAACATGTTCAGCATCCCGTCGATAATCACCCTGTCATGTGGCTCAAGTTTCTGGTAGGTTGCCTCAATCGCCTCGTTCATGTCCTGCTCGTTGTAGCCTGCCATTTCGCCGACTAGCGATGACTTGTCGCGGTACATCTCGCGCTTGAATTTGTAGTCTGCATTGTATTTGTCGTTATAGCGTATCATATTGTCACCTCGAATAATGAATTTTGATTAGTTTGATATTTCATCAACGTTGGAGAATATCCAACTTCTTTAATTTCCTTGTTGACTTTTTCGCATCGTTCTACCCATATTTTCGCATCCCTATAAAATTGTTTGTTTATTTCAAAACCATAAGCGCGACGCCCTAAATTATTGGCAGCTACTAAAGTAGATCCACTCCCAGCAACAGGGTCAATTACTACATCACCTTCGTCTGTAAAAATACTAATTAATCGTTCTAATAATTTCACAGGTTTTTGTGTTGGGTGAATTTTTTCGAATAAAGCGTCTTTATCATCTTCCCATTCCATAACATTGAAAATCATTTTTCCATTGTTTCTAAACTTTGGTAATTTTTCGCGGTATAAAATAAGTCCGTATTCAGCATTTCCCACTACTCTCATATTAGCTTTTAACACTTGCGCTGAAAAGTTTTTTCTGAATATTAGGTTTATGTAATTATTGATACCATATTTTTTTGCAAGTTCAATCAAAAAGAATTGTTGCTCAAAGCTACAAAATACAATCATACATGCGGCATCATTTCGTTCCTTTGGTTCTTTTCTCATTAGCTTACTGCAAAAGTGCATAAATTCAGCAGGCTTAAAATATTCATCTGTGTTGAAAAACGCTTTTCCTGCTAGTTCACTTTCACCGTTTTTGTTATCTCCTCCAACGTACCAAGCAGGATTTGAACCATAGGCATTTATTCCGATGTTGTAAGGAATATCTGCAATTACCAATTGCGCTGGTGGGATGTTATAACCTTTGAAGTTTTGGAAGTGGTCATTGATTAGCATTGTTGTCTCCTATCCGTTTCAGCATCTCATCACGTTGCAACAGTAGCATCGTCTGCTCTTGTCGCAGTTGGTCAATCATGTCACACATGGTGTCTATCCGCTGTAATAACAGGTTGATGTAATCGTCAGGGTTAAATACGTCGTAGGTTGACTCTGGTTCGGTCATTTCATGCTCCTCTCTCTAAATCGCCAACCCGAAAATATTCAGGTTGCATAATCTGTTTGAATACACCAGTTGAGCCCATGGTGTTTTTATCCACCAGAACATCAACAATATTTGAATACCCGTTCTCTATTCTGTCACGTCGTAACAATACCACCAGGTTCGACTTATCGCTTTTTTCACCAGCTCCCCTGACACTTGACCTGTCAACATTTTCAAATGATGTTTGCTTGCCTTCCTTGCTCATTTGTGCAACCATCAATACCGGAATGCTTGTCATCTCTGCAAACGTTTTTATTTGTTCTACGTTGTCGGCTTCGCGCTGGTATATGTTGGTGCCGAACATTTGTAATTGCCGCTTTGAAGCAGACGCCTTTTCGAGATAGTCCAACACCACTACGTCACATTCATCCTCATTGACCAACCGTCTTAATTCTGTGATGGTTCGTTCCATAGTCCAGCCTGGTGTGTGAAGGTAAGATATATAACCTTCCCATTTCAGCAAGCGCGGCTTTACTTCGTCAATCTTTTGTTTCTGCAATAGATTTAACTTGCCGCTTTTTATATCCCTGGGTGTAATCCCTGTATGACGTGATGTTCTGCGTAGCATCATTAGTTTCCGGTTTAGTTCGTAGTGGACAAATACCACCCTGTTTTTATGTGCTGCCCAATGTTCGGCGATTGATTCAGCATAAATAGTTTTTCCTGCACCGTCTGGAGCTGTTACCAATCCAAGCATACCGTCCTCAAGTGGATCTATAATATTATTCCACGATTGCCACGGCCATGATAAATCGCGTCGTAAACTTTCAGGCGTGTTGGCAATCTTTTCGTAGTCCTCTATAATCTTACTGGTAAAATCGAACGAATCAACCCACTTCAAAATAGCGTCCTCTTCGCCGGCTCCCATGCGTGCCAACATTTCAGATAGCCACCGTCGCAATTCTTCCGGTTCGTCCTCTGCCATGCACCGCCGTAATAATTCTTTTGCCAAAACTTCATATTGTACGATTTCAGGATTCATGCCATAACCTCTTCAATCGTTCCATCAGGGTGTACCATCCTTCTCAATGAAGGTTCATATTTTTTGGTTTGTTTATTATATCCACTTGTCCACCAGTTTTTTAATATTCCCTGAACGTATGACCAATTTCTCTTATTCTGTCTGATAGCTTCGGTAATCGCCTTTGAACACATTTCATAACCATAAGTATCAAAATCATCTGATACCATATCACTTGTTTTTTGTGTGATAACACCTATATTTTGCTCATACTCTTTTATAAGCTGACCAAAACTATCACTACTAGTAGTTATTTCTTTTTTTGTTTCTGACTCTGTATTCTGACTCTGTATTCTGTACTCTGTATTCTGTGTAACATTTCGTTTCAATTCTGTTACATTATCGTAGTATTGTTCGTTATGTTGTCGTTTCCTGAATTGTTGAACACGTTCTGAACCAGTTACCGCAGCTTGTCGTTTTTCAAAGTTTACTACCGTCCAGCCGTTATCAATTCGTTTTATAATTCCGGCTGTTTCAAGTTGTTTCAAATCAAGTGCTAAATCATCTGTGTTCATTCTCAATAACCAGGCAAGTTGATTTGTTTCTGGAAGAATACCGCTTTTATCTTTTGATAACTTTCCGGCAATCAAAAATATTTCAATTGTCCTGCGCCATAGTCTATCTGGCATTGTAGCCATTTTTGGATCTTCTAATATTTCGTGATATATTTTTATCCAGTAATCAGCCATTGTTACTCCCTGTATAGCAGAACCCGACCATCCAAAGTTTGTGATTGTCTAGGTCACAGGGTGGATAATCGGGTTCTGCTCACAAACTATTTCCCTTCACCTAGACATAACCATCATACAACAATTCATTTCAAATGTCAAGAGATTCATGCGATTTCACCCAGCCGAATCTTTTGGCAATACTAAACAACGTCGCAATTGTAACCGCGCTGCCTTCGCTGCCTTTGTCGTGGAATGATTTCCACTTTCGCTCCACTTCGCCCTGTTTACCGTCGGCCCAACTTTCAGCCAGATTGTAACCGGCATCCCCAAATTCAGAATGAATCCCCATAAGCACTTGAACCCATTCATCGTATGCAATGCCCCATGGTGGTATCAACCTCAATGCTTCCTGTACCTCTTTCTGTGAAGCAGGTGCCAGATAGTTTTTTCTTACCGTCAACCGTCGCTCATTGTCCCCACTATCTTTATAGTTCTGGATTATTTTCTTTATAACATCAACAGGTAACACTTGATTGATCTTGTAAAACTCGCACCCCTGGGAACCGTAGAAAAATCGTACAGCATCTTTACATTGTCTATCAGCGGTGCCAAATAGCCACAATAAAGCACTGGCTGCCATTGTATAATTCTTGGCCTGCATGATTGGTTGATCTAGAAGAAATATTACCCTTGACCTGGGTTCCTCTGGTTTATGGCTTATGGTGGTGTACAGGAATGAAGCATACTTGGCTATAAACTTATCCCGTGATAATTGTTCAAGTGAGCTGCTTTTATCGCCGGTGTCGAAATCAAGTCCAATGTGTTGACCACAAATATAATTTTCAGATGTCCTCCAGTTATTCTTGTGTTGTGTGGTAATGGATCTCCCCAGGTAGATAGCTGCCATGATATTTTTTTGCTCAAGCTCGAAGTTGACGAATGACGCGTTAAACTTTGACCACATGTCCGAACCCTGGGGAATCTTCTTGTCTAGCTTAAAACTCGATACCGCTATTTTGTATGACATTGCCTTTTCTCCTGTGGAAATCAGCGTGACACTCTTTACACAATACAATTACATCATTGTCTTCATTTCCTAAAGTTGAATATGTCCGGTGGTGTGCGTTCAAAGTTTTACCGTTTCCAGGTTTATTACAAAGTTGACATTTCCATCCGACTTTTTCTTTATATGCCTTCGCCTTAACCTTCCATTCAGGAGACTTGATGTATTCTTTATAATCAGGCCGTAATGTAAACGTGTATTGTTCTTCTCTAATGAATCTATTTTCAATCCAAAAATCAGCTAGTAATGTTCCTAAACTATCAGCATAATCAGACATTATGTCACCATCAACTTTCCAATCTTATCCGACAATTCCCCGTCATGTTTTGTTCGGTGAACCTTTGCCAGGTTGATAAGCTGGTGGACGCGCTGCTTACTAATACCCAGGGTATCACCGATCTTTTGGTATGTCATACCGCTTTTACGTAGCTTCAATACCATTACCCACTGTAATTCATTGCGTAGCTTTTTGCCTCTATCTTTTACCATAAGTACCTCCGTTTATATAATAATACCACTTTATAACAAAAAGTCAAGCAATTACTAAAAACCCTTGACTTTCATAAAATAAGCTGTATAATCTATATAAGATAACAAAGGAGATTGATATGCAATTATATAACGAAGCAACCGACGACTACGACAAGGAAATTGAGCTGACACCATGGATGGTGAACTGGATTATTGAAGGCGGCAAAGTACGTGAAGGCTACGACCCATTCGGCAGACTGGCAGAACGCACCGCACAAACAAACGAAGCCATCGCCCGCGCCGACATGCTGCTGGACGAGCTTCACGACATGCTGAATGTTGACCCGTTCGGGCCGGGTGACTGCTTGCCGGAGATTGAGCCTGAGTATGACCCAGCGAAGGAATGGGATTACACAACAAGTTATATGCGGAGAGGTGAATAATGAACGTAATCAAGATCGTAGTGGATGAGGTGCCGGAAAGTTGTAGAGATTGTTGTTTCTCAAGGTTTCGTGCGATAAGGATTGATATACCATTTTTGTGGTGGTGTGTTGCTGTGAATGATAATTATATACAAGGAAAAGAACGTCCAATATGGTGTCCTTTAGTTATTGAAATCGAATCCGAATAAATAGAACATTTGTATCTATTATTGCGATGTGGAATCTGCTATTATAGATACATAGAACGAACAACAAACAGGAGATTGAGATGAACCTAACACATGAACAAGAAAAACTGGAAAACGAAGCACACAAATTATATAAAGAATTAGAGAGCGTTGAGCGCTTTAGCAAGGGATATTTTGTTATATTGAGAAAAGTTACGGAGTGGACAGAAAAAAATAACCGACCATTGATTTATACATACGATGAATAATTTTACCAGCCCCGCCGGTGGCTTTATAACCGGCAAGGAGTACCAATGCCAGTAGAAATCATAATCATGTTAGTGTTCGGCACCACCGCCATAATGGCGAAATTAGCAGATATGTTAGCGAAGGAGAGATGAGATGACAGAACAAGGATTAGCAGTACGCGACAACAATTTATTTATAGCCCCGGTGGTAAACGTTCAAGGGGCATTGCAACGGTATCAAGACATGAAGGACTTCATCCAGAGTATTCTGAAGAACGAAGTTGATTACGGTATTATCCCGGGAACCAGTAAACCAACATTATTGAAGCCTGGTGCTGAAAAACTATCAACATTCTTCGGATTATCCACCCAGTTTGCAATCATCGAAAAATCAGAGGACTGGACTGGTGAAAATCACGGCGGAGAATCGTTCTTCAATTACTGGTACAAATGCACCCTGACACGCAACGGAAAAGTAATTGCAGAGGGCGAAGGTAGCTGTAATAGCTTTGAGAAAAAATACCGCTATCGTTCGGCTGACATCAAATGTCCGAAGTGTGGATCTGACACTATCAAAAAATCAAAGTTCGACGACGGGTGGTATTGCTTCGGTAAAATAGGCGGCTGCAATGCTAAATTTTCCAAAGGTGACAAATCAATCGAAGACCAGCCACGTGGACAAATCAAGAACCCTGACATCGCGGATATTGTGAACACGCTTCAGAAAATGGGACAAAAACGAGCCTACATCGCGGCTGTATTATTAGCCACAAATGCCAGTGAATATTTTACCCAAGATATTGAGGACTACATCGACGCTGAATTTGTACCCGTTGAGCCTGACAAGAAACAACCAGCCAAAGCAAAGCAGACTGTGCAACAAACACCACCGCCCGTAGAATGGTTCGACGAACCCGAATCCATGGTTGACGCCGCCGTTGAATTAGGTGGACAGGTGAAATCCAGCATGAGCCTTGAAATGGCAATAAGCGAAGTTAATAGCGACGGCGTGAAATATGGCGACCTGCCAACTGATAAATTATCAGTAATGGCAAACGCACTACAAAAGAAACTAAAATCACCAATGGGCGACATTGAACGCGAAGATAGAGAGCGAAAACTTGACGCTTGTAAGGTGATATTAGAATCACGACAATAATCATATACGGGATGCGCATGTTAACGCATAGAGAGGATTTGAAATGAACGCATCAGAATTAGCAGCAAAAATGCTAGAATGGGAAGCCAAAAAAAACGAGCTTGACACACTGGAAACAGAAATCAAGCAGGCAGTATTAGAGCTACAATCAAGTCAAAAAGTTGGAAGTGTTGTGGCAAGTTATACAAATGGTCGTAGAGAATTGGATTATGAAACACCAGGTAAAACCGCTCCAGTTTATTGGATTACTTCCAACACAACGAGGACAGAATACGTTGACTGGGAATCCGCTAAACCGTTGATTGATCCTGATATTATCACAGAGTTTACACGGATTGAAGAAAAAGTAAACTGGTCAAATGTTTGCAAGGATGCAAAGATTGAACCTCTTGTAATCAAAGAGGGAACACCATCTGTAACCGTAAAGATAAAATAGGAGTGAACATGCAACACCGCTGCACCCACGCCCGTATCTTATTTGCCCCTGATTATCAGGAACATTGTATCAAAATTGGTACACCACAATGTAACGGCTGTAGTATGTTTGAACTACGTCCAGCAATTCATACCAGCGCACAACAGATGATTGATGACGAACGACACGCGACAACAGCGTATAATTTTACTTCAGGGAGATTAGAAATGACATGGTAGGAGGAGTGATGGAAGAAATAGACTGGCTTCTAATTTTTGTTATGGTAGTTATGTTCATAATGGGTTTTTATTTCGGGTATGATGTTGGAAAAGAAAGAGAGGAGTGATGATTGAATTTACGTCCGAACGAATTGAAAATATACGATGGGCTATTAAAACGAAAGCAGAAGTACAAACAGTTTCACCTTTAATAATTGAAATGCTCGATGAAATAGAACGCCTGCGCACGTGCTTACAGGAGTTGGAGCAGGAACGATTCAATAAATGCTCAGATTGTTGTTATGTCACCCCACTATTACATTCGATTACACGACAGGAGGATTGACAAAGACATGGTGAACCTTTGGCACGCAATCAGACAGACAGACGAAATACAAACAGCTACATCGACTATATTGAAGTTGATTGATAAGAAAAGATCACTTGAGAATTACATCAACTTTATAGACAATAAACTGAAATTAATGTTAGACCGATCAGTACAACTTGAATCAGAGCTTCACATGCACGAAGACGAAATATCAGAATTGGAGCAGGAGCGCGATTATCTGGACGCGAGGCTGGCAGACTTTGAACGGCTGGCAGAGGAGTTTGTGCAATTCAAGGCACCTGACCACATGTGTCGGATGCGATTTATTCACCTGTTGAATATGGGAAAGTGGAGGCAGAGATGAATGAAGAATTGAAACCATGCCAGCTATGTGGAAGTAAAGCGTTTAGTAATTCTATACGAAAAAACGGTGAGCGTATTTGTTGTACAAATTTAAAATGCCAAAACCGTTTTAGATGTGCAACTATCAAAGAATGGAATGAGATGACCGACCCCCACCCTATCGAATGGGAGATTGAGAGGTTAAGGAAAGCGTTGATAGAAATATGGGATCTAACTCACAATAAGCAAAATATAAGATTGATAGACGCTCTCATTGAGATTGATATTGTTATAAAACAAGCCCTAGAAGAGGTGAACGATGAATGAATTTACACCTGAATGGATTGAGGATGTTAGAAAACACAATCAAATCCTAGAAAATAGGTCTCACCATGATGTATGCTGGATAGTTCATCATGAATGTTTTATTAATATGCTTCTTGACGAAATCCAACGATTACAAGCAATAATTGAATTAGTTGAATGCAAAAAACAAACTGTATTTGAAACACTTACAAACACAATTCAAAGACGTGATAAACGCATAGCAGAACTGGAATCCGAGCAAAGGTGGATACCTGTGAGCGAGAGGTTGCCGGAAAAAGAAGGAAAATATGCAGTACACGGAAATATAAAGGCTTTATTTACTAATAGTAGATTATTAGATGAATGGTATTGTTATTTTGACGGTAGACAGTGGGTATCGGGAGATAATATTGTGTTTTGGCGTACAAATATTCCCATACCCCAACGACAAAAGGACGGTGAATGATGTTTGAAAAAATATACGCAGCAATCAGAATGAGCTATCTATATCAGATAAGTTGTGAATTGACACCAGAACAAAGCAAGCTGCTATTAGACTTTATAGACAACGTTGTTATTGTGACAGACAGCGGAGAGCGAATAGGAGTAACAGGGGTAATTGCAACAGACGCACAAAAGGAAGGTGAGTGATGAATGAGATTAGTTTACAGTTGGCAGTAGGCATACTTATATTTATTAACGTTTTATTCTGGGTTGGTGTTGCGTGTGGAAAAAGATGGGAACGCCAAGATAATGAAATTAGTATGTATAAGGATGAATCATGACGCCATTCTGGATTGGCTTCATCTGGTTTGTTATTGGCATGTTCGTCGGTACACTATTCGGCGTGTTCATAATCGCGATATGTCAAGCGTCTGCACGTGGCGACAACTTTGGAAAAAAGGATGATACATATTACGGATAATATCAGCATAATATCAATTTATATCTAGGACGTAGGATAATCGCTCTACGTCCTTTATTTTGTGCTTGTAGCAGGATTGTAGTATCATTCCACTTCCCAAAATTCACGCTACAAATGGGAAGTCATTCCCAGAATTTAATCATCGCCATTGAATAAATTGTACACAAATTACAAACGTATTCCGTGATAATCTACACAGAACACAAAGGAACAATGTGGCAATACCTTCGGTAAAACCTTGGGGATTTCACACTAAGATGCAATTGGTGACGGGTTACTATCGAATTATCGCGATTATCGGTAATAGATTGCAGGTTACCGCGCTTATCTAATATCGCAAATAATCAAAAATCTTTACATGACAACCGGCTCATATAAAGAAAATCGCGAAAACGCGACATGACAACTATGCACTTTGGACGGGTTTTACTATGCAAGTTGGCATTCTTTTCGTTGTTATATAATATACAGTTTTGTATTGTTTGCAGATATGAAAAGAAGTAATAGTGTGTAAGCTGTATTATCGTTTTAACATGTAAGTGGTAATAAGGAATACAAAATCAGCCCCTACCGATTAAGTGTAAAGGCTGATTGGGTGAATCCTACTTTATGGATTAGCCATATTTCAGATCCGTTTTGTCCGACCAGGTCGCTCTACTGTATAATGCTGTCCTCGTTTTTGCGGTGGAGGCACCACCATCATGACACTACCCCAAAGGTAGTAAAGCCCTACACAAACGCTCTTGTGGTCGCGTAGCCCTCGTTGCGGACAGAGCCGACAAGTGGACTTGAACCACTAACCAGTCGCTTACAGGGCGACCACTCTTCCAATTGAGCTATATCGGCATAGCGACCCGGCACGGTTCGCTGCTAGTGCGAACAGTTATGCATCGAGACTAATCGCGTGTCGGGTACTATTACAAATATTATAGCATATATGTCAAGTTAATTGCAACCGCCCCCGATGTTCTGGGAGCGGCGCAGAGAGGAGGAGATGAAGGATGATAGCTACGGTTTGCGAAACGCTAATAATCGCCTGCCTTTGTCACCCCTAGCCCAACGGCTGATTAGCAGGCCTTCACGTTCCTTCTGTTGTAATATATCTAATGCACCACGCACACTAATACTAATTTGTTTTGATAAACCCTGAGCTGTAACCTCGTTTAATCGTACTGGTTCAATCAGTAATTCTTTTGCTAGTTCCTGAAGTAATTCATTTTCTGTCATGGTTTTATAATCCTTCGTTGATCTGGTTGTCCCTTATAGCGCGCCTGTGAATTGTCAACCAATCCACCGTCGACGATGTAACCGCCTATATCCGAACGTGTACGATTTGGCACCACGCGATGTCCAAATTCTGTTTTAAGTTGCCACGACGGTAAGCAGATGACTCTTGTACCTTCCAGTCTGTCACCACTATCGTCAATGTTGTGCTTGTGACCACGCCATATATAATCAGGATAAGGTAAACCCTGTTGACCACAATCAAGCATAACCTCGACGCCGATTGATACCGCGCCACTTGTCCAGGGTCTTCCACCCGTGCGCCCGTGATGTGCGAAGTCGTGAAGTTTGCCGTCAACATCCAACATGATATTCTGTCCGTACTCATTAGCACCTATATTTTTATAAATGTATGCTTCCTCGTTGGACCCGTGAACGTTAGTCCCAAGCACGCCATAAAACGCATCGCACATTTCAACGATAGGCTGTAAAACGTCAATAGCAACAATAACCTGATCTGATACGTCCTGAATAATCTGCAAAGTTCCGTGATGGTTGCCGTCAATAATATCGCCTAAATGTACGGCTATTATTCTATGCTTGCGTTTGCGTTTCGTCCAGCCTGCCAACAGTTTGACGTAATCCCAGTAGTCAATCCAGTTATCCCACAACCACGATTGCAGGCGGTTGTGATGTACCGTTTGCTCTTCGTCCGTTGATTGGTTGTGTATCGTAAATTGTTTAGGTGCTAAAGCCGTACTACTACCGATATGTGTATCTCCAAAGATTGCTAGTATTGTTTTGGCTTTTGACAAGGTTGCCCCTATTCTATACTCTGATAATTAGGTTTAGACTAATTATTGGTTGTTATTCCATATACCTTACGCCGTAATGCACAACAGCCGACCAGCCGCGTTCGTCACGAACCCAGACTGATACCGGATTGAAAGACTTGATTTCCAATACCTTGACCACTTCCCCGGGATAACGGGTTGCGATTTCCTTTATTGCCGTGCTAGGCGTAATCCTGACAAACACGTTTCGTATCACCTTGAGTGTAGGTAATATCACCTGATTTATAGGTAGTTCTGGTTCTTGAATGATTTCACTGCCACTGAAAACCTTTAATTCATCAAGCGTGCCATTGAAGTAATTCATGTCAAGGTTAAGACTTTCAGCGCCGAACGCGATACCGTCACCCTTGCTGGTATATTGCCAAAAATGCCACTTATTCCAGGGTGTCAATCGGTCAAGGTTGTATTCCATATATTCCTGTGTAGAATACGAAGCAATCCATAACGGGTAATTTTTCCATACGTCCGCTTGTGTACCGTAAGATTCCCAGAAAAACACACCTGTATAGATTATCGGTTTCTTACCCGATAACCGCTCCATTTCGATAACATAATTCCAAAGCATATCATAGGCATTAGCTGGTGGTGGATTCCAATATTCAAAGTCAATGACTGGTGGTAATTCACCAGGGTCGTTCTGAATAACAGACCATGCGTATTGTGCTTGATCTTTTGGCGATACATCCCAGTCTAAAAAGTGGTAAGCTCCACGTAACAAACCAGCCACCTTTGCTGTTTTCCAGTTGTATAAAATATCTTCGTCCGTCCATAATCTCTGACTGGATTTTATAAATACAAACTTGGCACCCATTGCAACCGACTTAGTGAAGTCCATTTGTTGCGCCGTGCTATTATTATCCTGCCAACGCGATACGTCAATTCCTAAAGTGTAGGGCATGCTCTCCTCCTCTGCTACTACAATCCCATTCATTACAAGTGGTAGATAGACCACATCGTTCATTTCATAAGCTCCAACAGTCTACTAAACTGATACACAATTTCCTGCCATAGGTTGCGCCCGTTCACATATTGCGGTTCAATAGGCTCCAACTGTACAGGATTGCTTGACGGTTCGATTGAACTATCTGGAATTACCGGATTGTTGGTGATATAAAATCCATCTGGCACGCCTTCAATCACAGGATAACCAAGTATTTCGTTTTCGATAGGATAGCCCCAATATGGATCTGGATAACCAATTTCAACGGGCGCTGGATAACCAACGTCTTCGCCCTGTACAATCTCCAATCCTGCCATTAGCAGTATTACAACAACACCGATAAACACCATCAATAGTTTTAGCTTCATCTCTCCTCCATATCTCAATCGTCTTTGCAAGCATCCGTGACCATGTCCAGTTTACATAACTGGAATCTGTGTATTTATACATCAAATCCAATAGCCCCAAATTCTTATGATTACATCAAAGGTACTAGCTCCGCTTGCTGTAATCTGATAATAAATATCACCATTAGCATTACAGGGTACAATTACCGCTGCCCGTCCGTTTCTATCGTTTACATATTGCGGAGATAGAAATATTCCAACACCAGCGGCATCGGTTGCGTCCAATAATATCCATGTGTCGCTAGTCTGACTTGCACTATCCTTGACACTCAATGACATGTAAACCGCTTTTATTCCGGCTGGTACACCAAATACCGCTGATAGGTCAATCAAAGTTTTGGCGGTAGTGCTGAATGAATCACCGTCCCATGACGTGCTTGTCAGCGCCGTTGTAAGTGGAATGAATGACCAACCCTTAGTTATCGTTGCCAGTGCATTGATCTTATATTCAAGCTCGTTGATAGTTTTCATCAACTCAATAGGGTCTAGTTGTCCGCTCATACCTGCTCATCTCCCATGATAAACGCTGTAACGGTATCAATCGTGTTGTCACCATTTTTTGAATAGTTGATTTCATACCCATTGATACGACAATCGAAAGTATAACCTAAATACGTAGACAAAACGCGGTCGCCGTAATTCCAATCGCGCCCGTACTTTAAGCCCTTCGTTTGTGCTATCTGTCCGGTAAGCGTAATCTTACCCTTATTCTTGTTCAATAATTCCCTTGCTTCGTTATTCAATCCGGCTTCGGTTGTTACCTGGAAGTTTTGCGACACAACTTCACGCCTTGACCATACACTATCATTGATACCCGTACTGGTTGCAGTACCCACTAATCGCGCCGTTCCGTCACCCTTTCCCCCTATATAAGCAGCTGTTTTCTCATTGGTGTAATTGAATGACAATGACGGATAAACAAGCGTGTTCGCTTCGACGGATAAGGTTATTGATTCTCTCAGGTCATTACCGCGCTGATTGGTAAACGTCTTGAATGTGAATGGTAATGCCCCGTCATAGACAACGTCGAACGTTACCCATGTGCCTTCATTGCGCGATTGGTCTACAAGTGCTTGAATAGTTGATAACACCTGTTGTCTGCTGAATGCCTTTGTGACCGTACCACCAGCCCCGTCATCACCGTCAATGGTGAAATAAGTCGCTGCCAGATTACGGGATGTATCAACCGCATCGCTGACAAAGTTCTCATCAATGATTTCTTTTATCACGTCACACGCAACGCCGGATTTTGTCGCCTGTGTTGACTCCGCGTCATACTCCACTTCGCGCCCGTCAAGGATGTAATTAGCGTCCAGTGCGAGCAGGTATATCATGTCCTTGCCTTCACTGTCACGGTAAAAATCCCAACGTCTCAGGAAATATCCTGTTTCCCCGTCTAATATAATCGAACCATCGCCATTATCGCGCCAAATCTCGACAATCATATCTTTGCTGAAATCGTTAGGTGTCAGCGTTTGCGGCATTGTAATCTCACAAGGTATCATAGCCCTGTCAAACCGTCCAGCCCGTAAGCTGTTTACCTGAGTAAATCGCGTGTTTGGTAATTCAACGCCCTTGTCAGTTTTGATAACAATCTGATAACTACTCATATTGTGCCGCGTCCAATCCGTGCAAGCGTGTTTTATAGCGTATCACTCCCTTTGCGCTTGCATCTGTGTCAGTCATAAATATACCAATATTGTTATCGCCCGGTATCAGTGGAAAGTCTAAGTTACTACCCTTCACAAGATAGTTTTTTACATTGCCCCTGAATGTTGATGTCATAGTTAACTTATCAGTACGTAAGTCCAATGTAATTACTTCGCCGGATACAAGAGTTAAACCATCAAAAACCATTGACCTATTGTTTTCGTAATTATGAATCTTTTTTAATGTACCAATGCCCGTAAATTCTAACACCGGATAAGTTGCTGCATTATTCGTAGTAATTGTCGTAGATTGCCAACCTCCAATAATTGCAGTGCCAGCGGTATCATATCCGACATACATATTTTTTTGTTCATCAACAACCAGAGAATAAACAAGCGGAGTGCCTGGTAATTCTATATCTAATGGTTTATAAACTCCGTTACCAAGATATTCTGCTATTCTATCTAATACTGTTATTGCACCAGCAGATGTAAAATTACCGGATAAGATAATATTATTGTTGAATTTTGTAATATTATAAACCGTCCCATTAGTGCCAGCACCAAGAGCATTCCACTTTGAACCATTCCACATTCCAACGCCGAGACAGGCAACGCCGCCTAAGGCACTGAATGATCCGGCAGTATAAACGTTATTATTTTCATCAATGTAAATATCCCAAACAATACCAGAGTTTGCCCCTGTACTAAACGGAGTAAATACAGATCCATCCCATTGTGCAATCCTTATTGTGTTGGCAACACCACCAGCTAATGTAAATTGACCACCTAGAATTAGATTACCAAGTCTGTCAATTTTTAGAACATAAACAATATTATTAACACCAGTTCCAACAGCCGCCCATGTTGAACCATCCCAAACACCAAGCCCAGTAGTTGCTACACCTCCAATAGATGTAAAATCACCACCCACATATATGTAACCATTATTACCGATTGCGATTGTTCTAATGGTATTATTTGCGCCTACTCCTAAACTTGTAATATTCAAAGCCGTATCTATTTTTACAATTCTGTCCCCGTTGGCATCTCCTAAATCTGTAAAGGCTCCGCAAATATACATATTTCCAACCGGATCAAACTGGATGTCGTGAACCGTGCCATTGATACCAGCAACAACAGCAACCCAAGCGCCTGCTGTTTCGTCCCACATTGCCAGGTAATCAGCGTCCGCGTCACCACCTATATTCAGGGCAGTACCACCCATGTATATTGCTTTTGTAACCGGATTTTGTCTTACAACCATAACAGTACCAGTGACCCCAGCCATTGCAGACCATACACCAGTACTATCTTGCTTTACAATATAATCAGCGTCAACCAGTGTGTCATTTACTTCTAACACGGCTCCAACATCGCCGTCAACTTCAAGGGCAACGTCCGACAACCGAAATGTTATATCCGCGAAGTGTGCAAATCGCATTTGTGGAGCACTATCAAGTCCGCTGATATACTGACACTTGATGTCCACAGGTTCACTTGCTAATAAACCAGCGGCTGTATAACCCTGGTAGCGCAATATAAGAGGTTGCGCGTAACCTGTCACATCCGGTTTGATAAGGTTCAATAATGCCTTGCGTTTTGCCTGAATATCGCCAATGTGTGAACCCTCAAATACTACCTTCAAAGTAAAGTATCTGGAGGTGTAATTGGAATACAGATAAGTTTCGCCGCCACTTGTCAATGGTACAGCCACATGGTCAACAGGCGCAACGCCTAACCCTTCCAACAATATGATTTTGCAATATGTAGATATGTCAATCAAATCCCCGCCTGCGCGCGTGTTAGATGTTCTCGTGCTTTGGCTTGCGTGTAATTGTCCTCTCCAGTAAAACTCAGTTATTTGGTCTGAATTGATAAACCCTTCCAGATCCCCGTCAAGGTAAGTCGTGGCAGCGGTTCCAGTTTCAATCTGTACACCGTCAACATAAACGAATACGCCAGCCGTGCCATTTGTACCTGTCTCAGATAATGTCATCGTCCCCACTAAGTCACCGCCAACAGGTGTGATGTAAGCGCTTATTCGTTGCCAGTGGTTACGGATTGTCATATCAGGTTTGCCAGCGGTCACGCTTGCGCCTGCGTAACCCGTCCAGGTAAGCGTCAATTCTGTACCATCGTAAGCAGTCGGGATATAAACGTCAATCGTGCCAACATAGGCAACAGCTGTGAGTGTCGCTGCGTAGGATAAGGTTAAATCATCATTGCCATAAGTACACTTACACGAATACACGCCCCGTCTTTGTACGGTTGCGCTTGTGGCTATGGTGTTTGTACCGCCCGTAGTATAGCCCGTCGTGCCTGTCTCAAAACTTGGATTCGTACAAAGGTTCGTTGTCGCCTTCGGTCTGATTGCAAAAAGTTTATAATTGGTTAGTGTCATAGTGCATATCCTCTCGCACGCTCAATACTGTATTGGATAAGGTCGGCTCGTGTACTTGAGTAGATGATTTGTTGCTGGATGGTCACGCCCTTGTTTCCGATGTCCATGCCGCTTGAACGCATTGCTTCCATAATCTGTTGCGCGTTGACTACCTGCCCGCCGCCAGATGGTGTGATAAACATTTCAGGACGTCCATATTCGCCCCATTGTACAGGTTGACCACTTTTGACAGCGCCGCCAAGTGCTTTCTGTTCAAAGCCGCCGCCGGTTCCAGATCCACCGCCACCCATTGTTGCTATTTCTTGAATACCCTCTAATCCATGTGTCTGTAGCCACACATCAATATATAAATCTTTTGGAAGACTCTCTAACGCATCCTGTAATTCCGCTATTTTTGTTTTATATTCTGCAAGCGTTATAACACCTTCGTCCAACATTGTTTTATAATCCGCTGCTTTTTGTGTGGCGTATACTGTCTTTTCGTCAACCAGCCCCATTGCATAGGCAAGTTCTAACGCTTGTGCTTCTGTCAATCCTTGTGATGCAATACTGAATAATAATTCTTCTGTATAGTTACGCATTGCATCTGCAGCGCTGTTTGTAGCGTCGGTTGCGTCTTCAATCGCTGGTGTGGTTTCTTTTTTGAATTGGTCGGCAAGTATCTTTTCGTGTTTGTCCCATTCTGCGGTTGCCTTTGCTGCTTCGTAGGCTTCTTCGGAATATAAAGCGGTTGATCCTTTCAAGGCGTCGGTTGCAGATTCCGAACCTCGCATATTACTGGTAAGATTACCTTGTTCGTCAATCTCAATTTTTAATGATTTTAATAAATCATCAACAGCACGTTTATAATCATCATGGGATATTTCACCAGACATCAATGCTTCATTCAGATTATCGATACCATTTTCAGCGTCTGGTACAAGGCTTACCATACTATTGAACGCATTTGTTAAATCTGTCATTACTGGAATAAGCTGATTACCAATAGATACTTTCAACCCCATAACAGCATCATTCATTTCGTCCATTGCGATTTCATATTCACGGGCAGCATCCACGCTATCCTGTGTCAGGATTAACGCGCCGTCCATATTATCAGCCATATTCTTGATAGCATCGCTACCAATTTCAAGGGCTTTACCCATCTCGAGACCAGAACGCCCGAAGTTATCCAATAAGAACTTATTGCGTTCAGCCCCTTCTTCAAGTTTCAAATATTCATCGCTCATTTCCGCCATTTTTTCGACGGAGAACGTGATACCTTCCTGTGACATTTTACGGAGCGACATTGTAAGGGTTTCAGCGCTAACGTCCATGTCATCGAATACTTGAATGATTTTTGACGTTTCTTCGGCGCTCATTCCGCTGGCACGCTGTAAATCTCTTACCTCTGCGGCGTAATCCATCGTTACATCGACGGTATCTTTTAGACCCTTATACAATGCACCTACAGCCGCAGTTGCAATTCCAATAGCGGCTGCCATTTTAGCAGAACTGGTTAGGAAGTTTTGTTTCGCCCCTTCCATTCCAGTTTTTGTATCATCTAACCCTTTTTTAAGTTTGGTGGTATCTGCACCAATTTCTGCGTATAAGCTAGCAATCTTCTTTCCGATAGCACACCTCCCTTATCTTGTTCTAACCATGCTTGATTTTGCTTTTTGTCGTGCGTCATCTATTGCAATCAGGTCGTGGTAATCCTGTACGCTAATGCTTTTTGAATATTCCAGCGTCCATCCGAACCGTTCTACCAATGTCCATGTAATCAGTTCGGATGGTGCTGGTTCTTTCACCGTCAAAGCATCATAGACCGCACGACCTAAGTAGGGTTTGTCGGCTGTTGAACCTTGCGAATCAACTGCCAGATCAAACGGCTGT